TTCCCAATTATTATTTGGTCTACGAGGAGGAACCTTATTTCGTGTCCTGTTCGGAGTAGCATCAGCCGTTAAAGCTGGTGACTGAAGAATCCGTTTAGCAGATTCCTTGCCACATTCAGAGCAAACCTTTACAGGTTCGTCCTTCATGCCTTGTACTAACTCCCAAAGGAAGTAGCACTCCTTACATTCATAAACATATGTAGGCATTAGATGTCAGATACAACTCGTTCGTCGCCTTGACCAGCCGCTTCAAGAACAGTGTGTACAAAACGTGCCGCCGAATCTTCCTTCGACCTGCCTGAATCATACGCAGTTTTAAATTCCTGAAACCCTTGGTCATAAGGACTCTGAGTACTTGCTTCTACTGAAACACTATCTTCAGCAAGTGCCTGTCTCTGTTGTGATACTTGCGTATCAGTCTCATTAACAGTGTCCTGCGCCGGTTCCGGTTGTTCAACGGGAACAGGGGAAGGAGCTAGTTCCTGCCATTCAGCTTGTATAGCTTCTGTATCCAGTTCGCCATCGTAAGCCTTAAACAAGAGTTGCCCTGCTTTAGAATCAGTATCAACACCAGCTTTCATAAAAGCCATTTCTCGTTTTAGCTGATCGCGTTCTTGAATTGCTTCGCGTCCTCGATCTGCCGCATCTCGAAGTTCTTTTATTCCATTTGGATCTGCCATATCTATCACTCCCTTTGCTGTCGCACATAGTCGGAGGAACTATGCGGTGCGTGACTAAATTTGTTTCCCCAGTCGTCACTGTCTGGTTCAACCTCCACTACGTACTCATCAGGGGCGTGGGTAAGTCCCGATGGATAAGCTCGCGTCCGGCCAGTAATTAGCTCACAGACGGCCTACGATTATTATACCCTAATCTTAATCTATTTCAAGGAATATACATTCTCCGGGGCATTCTTCTGCCGCTTCAATCGCCGTTTCCGCGAGTTCTTCTGGGACTGTTGCAGTTCCATCAGCCATTTGTAAGACAGGATCGCTTTTATCTGTACGAGGTTTATCTGATCCATACAAAGAACTCCAATCTGCTTCCTTAACATAAGCTAGACCATCGTCATGCATGTCGAAAAGGCTAGGGCATATCTCTACACAGAGTCCATCACCTGTGCATAAGTCTTGGTCGATCCAAACTTTCATTAACCCGGATGGTTAGAAAGGAACGCCTCATATGCTTCAGGACTATTTAAGATTACTGTTTGATACTTGTAACCATCATCACCCTTACCGAGAGTAACAGTAATCGTTCCAATTAATGTACCTACAGCTACCAATAAGGCTGTTATCGCAGTGATTAGCTTAACAGTCTTATTCATTTTCGTCGTAGAAGTCTCTACCCCATGTCTTACTTTGGATGGCTTCTTCAGCTAGATAGATACGATCCCAGATCGTACTAAATTCTGAAGGAACCCAAGCCATAGAAGCAATGATCTCTTTCATCTCATCTACATCATCTCTGATTATTTCTACATCAGCCGCCATAGCGCTTGTAATATGAGCAGGAGTGAAACGGCTAAGGTCATCGACCCTAGCGCTCCGCAGATCATCAAGACCGTCAGCATTTTCCAAGACCCCTTGAGATATTTCATCAAGTTTTGCCAGAACTGTACTGTCTGTCCCAGTGTTCCCTTCAATTACCTGCACCTGTTCTTCCAAATCATCAATCCTACCAGCGATACTAGCCGCATTCCATACGACTACTCCACTGGTGATAGCCACGGACATGATAAGTCCAAGGGTTATCCTAGATACTTTGACTTGCTTCAGGTCGGTAACGTCAGTCATTTAATACATGCCACCAGTTTTACCATGAGGAGTTTTTTTACCTTTACTGGACAATGCTTTGTTAAACATTTTATTCATCATAGATTTACGAGCCATAGCTACCTCTAAAGGCCACTCGCTAGGTTTTCTAGCTTTATAATTTTTGCTTCTAACAGACTTACTTGGCATACCGCCACGCTCACCCGGATCTCTAGTTTTCCCAGAGTATTGATGTCCTAAACGAACAGCGGCATTATGTCCGAATACTTTATTTCTAGACATTAGCTTGCCGCCGAAGCTGATCCGTCACCAAACTGCTTGGCAACAACACTCTTAACAAGGCTAAGAACAGCAGTAGCTCCTGCAAGTCCAGCCGCTTTCATGCTTCCCATGTCACCAATGGTGAACACAGCAAGGAATGATTGCGCGAATGTGGCAACCACTCTCTCTAGTACGTCTTTGTTAAACATTATTTACGTTTACCTTTCTTTACCTTCTTATAAGGTACTTTCTTTGCCTTCCCTTTGGAAGAGCTTGTTTGTAATTTAGGCATTTGCACTCCCTATACCTGTAGTCTGTCCACTAATAATAGCACCAGCTTGACCAGTGCCACCACCAGCGAATCTAGATATTCTTCGTTGTTTTCTTCGCTCAATTAAATCTTGCAAAGTTAAAGCATCATCACCAATACGCTCACCAGTAATCGGAGCAGTCATATCAACACCAAACTCTGCGCTTACACCATGAGTTTCATATTGCAAATTAGTATCCTCGCCTACTTGTTCAGCGAACAATAACTCTTTATCTTTCAAACTAGCGAAAGCATTCCATGTAGCGGCTTGAGATAAACCAAGATCAGCTATTCTATTAGCACTAAACTGATCCCAACCTTGATCTAAACCAGCCGCCATCCTACCCCAAGCACCAACTTCAGCAGTTTCTATTTGGTCTTTAAGATTAGACCAGTTCTGTTGAGGATCTAAAAGAAGTTGCATTGTAATATTTGTAGATGCCTCTCCACCCCACCAGTCATTGAACGTATCCCTAACTTCTTGTGGCACATCGTATAAGACACGCTCACCTTCACTTAAACGCTCTGTTACTTCGATCTCCCCTACTTGATTTATAATTAATCTTTCTACCAAAGTATTAAAATAATCTCCGCCGACATGAAAGCTGAATCTTTTAAATTCCTCACCTAAAAATTTTTCGTAAGCAATGTACTCTCCCGGAGTGGGAATGTTTTTCATTCCTGACTTTCTCATTTTGTCTATAGCAGGGAATCTTGCTACGAATACTGGGTGTTCGTACATTTCCATTAATGCACGTTCCGCTGTAAATCCGGGATCTGTTTGGAATTTAATATTTGCCCATTCAAACAAATCATCAATCATTACTTTTGAGAATCCCATATTGCGTAATGCAAATTGAAATGCATCTTTCATATTATTTATAATTTGAAGTTTGCTAACAGCATCATCTTCTTCTTCAACAACTTGTGAAGCAGAACTACCTGTAAATACTTGATCTGCAAAGAAATCTGTACCTTGAGCTATTACTGCACCAGAGATACCGCCGCTTTCTCCTCTTACAGCGGCTTCTGCTTCTACTTCACTAAGCCCCCATTTGCTCATTACACCTGCCGTGCCGATTCGTCCACCTATAATTTCGTCACGAATTCCGAGAACAGCTTCCCATCCTGCTTCTTCAGATAATCCTTCTGCTTGTTTTATTTGTTCAGTCCATGCTTGAACTTCATCAGCAGTAATCATTGATGATAAATTGCCCTGCCCTATTGCTTCAGCGCGTTCAAGACTTTGAGCTAAAATATTTAATGGATTCATTACATTGGGATCAGCCCCAACGGATAAAGCTAAGTCACCAAGATTGTCTGCCATTAGTAATCACTCCTCATCATGCTACTCACACCAGTAATAAAGTCATTAAAGAAATTCTGTGCAATAGGAGAATGCTGAAACCTTTCCATATTAGTACGAGAATGATCCCTCATCTCAGCCGCAGTTCTAAACCGTCTATTCCCATTATCATCAACGAACATGTAATTGTCCATCAACCAAGGATCATCAGGTTGAATACTCGAATCGTTCCAACCATAAGGCCCAACTACAGCAGAATACTGTGGCTGTAAAAGCTCTTGCATAGTCATACCTCGGCTTGCGTAATCTTCTCTTTCATCAGGTGTGAACGGAAAGTCAACACGGCTGAAAGCCATCTCATTTATTTTCTGCTCAACCATTTCGGTAGTTAACCCTGTCTCAGTTTTAACATCCATAGCCCACTTACGTAACTGGTTTTCAGGAATGTCCATAAACTGTTTCTTAGCTAAAACCTTCCACTCGTTTATAAGTTTAGTTACAGAACCCGGACCGAAATCTTTTTCTGGTTTAAGGAATTGGCCATCTTCCCCAACGAAATCTTCGGAAAGCATTTTCTGAACTACTTGGTTAGCTTTATTAGCAAAATTTTCTGGGTTAAGTTCGATGCCTTTACCTAGCTTGTAAGTAGCACCACCGCTAGACATTATTCGTGTTGCATATCTAGTGATGTCTTGTTCTGTTATAGTGCCATCAAGTAAGAATTCGTCTAACCCGAAATCTACAATCGCGTTCCTAGCTAGTTCACGGAACTCATCCATTGCCCTGTTGTAAGGGTTGGAATCCCGTAAAGAATCTGTATCTAATCCAAGTGTTCCCCGTCCACCTGAGCTATACCAGAATTGGAGATGATCCTTGAAACCATTTGCTACATCTCTCCACCAAGGTTGGGTATTTATTCCGTTTTCACCGTAGCGGAATTCGTTTAAAAATGCTTCTTCATTAAAGAATTCTGTCCCTGATTCTGTGTTGTATCTATCAACCCACTCTTCAAAAAAGTCATCAATCTCAGGATTAACATCACCCCAATAATCCAACCAAGACCAGCTACCAAACTGTCCAGTCATTCCGGGTATCATGTTTGTAGTCACAGGT